CTCACGATGGAGATGAAGGATGCCGAAGAAGAAGAGCCAACGCTCTTTGACAGCGTGGACTAAGCAGAAGTGGCGCACTAAAAGTGGCAAGCCGTCCACACAAGGTCCGAAAGCTACCGGGGAAAGATATCTACCGGAAAAAGCTATTAAGGCGCTCTCCGCGAAGGAGTACGCTGCTACGACTCGCGCAAAGCGCAAGGCTACGAAGAAGGGCAAGCAGGTTGCTAGGCAACCGAAGAAGATAGCAAAGAAGACCCGCGCATATCGCAAGGTACGATAGATGACATTCCTAGAACTTATCAACGCTGTGCTACGAGAGATCAATGAGGTGGAGATTACCACAGTTTCTTCGACACGCGGTATCCAAACGTCAGTCAAAGACTTTATCAACAAGTCACAGCGAGACATTATCAACTCCGAAGTTGAGTGGCCGTTTACTGTTGTTAATCAGTCTTTTACGACTACTGCGGGAACAGCAGAGTATTCCCGAGAGTCAAATGCAAAGACTGTCGACTATGATAGTTTTACTGTACAAGAGTCCGCATCCACGGCGGAAAAACAACTGAAGTACCTGTCGTTCAACGAGTATCTTGACCGTCGCAACGAGGCAGACACGAATCCAGACACGGGTTCGCGGGCCTTACCGGAGTTTGTTTACAAGACACCGGATCAAAAGATTGGTCTGTCTCCGGTGCCTGACAAGTCTACGTACACCATACGATACTATTACTATCAGACCACGTCAGATTTGGTCAACAATACTGACGTATCTGTCATACCTGAACGCTTTCACGATGTCATCGTCAACCGCGCTCGTTACTACACCCACATGCTTCGCTCTGATGTCCAGTTTGCGCAGCTTGCTGAACGAGACTACAAAGAGGGACTGCTTCGCTTGCGTGTCGAACTGATCAACCGTAAGGATTACATGAGGGCTGTCTGATGCCAGATACTTCACTACTTAGTCCGTTTGTTGTGAAGCTAGGCGGCGGCTTGATGCTCGACAAGGATGCCTTCACCCTCCCACCGGGAGCGGCAACCCAGTTGCAAAACTTTGAGCCGGACATTAACGGCGGATATCGTCGGATCAACGGTTTCGCCAAGTTCAACTCGAACATTGTACCCCAGACTAGCGCATCTACCGAAAAGATTCTTGGTGTACACATCTACAAAGATCAGGTTCTTGCTGCACGTGGTGAAAAGGTATTCAAGGGTGGCGCAACCGGGTCGTGGACAGAGATAGATTCAGGCCGTACAAGTGCCGGAAGATACAATTTCGTCAACTTCAACTTCAACGGCACAGACAAGGTTGTGTTTGTCGACGGTGCAAACCTTGCATCCGTTTTTGACAACAGCAGTATCACTGACGTAAGTGCCAGTGGCAGACCAGCAGACCCCGCGTTTGTGGAAGTATTCCGAAGCCACGTGTTCTACGCAGGCATGTCTGCAAGTCCACAGGAACTTATCTTCAGTGTACCGTTTGACGAGGATGATTTCACGGGCGGTAGCGGCGCAGGGTCAATCAAGGTTGACGGCATCATCAAGGGCATCAAGGTCTTCCGTGAAAGCCTCTTTGTTTTCTGCGAAGACTCGATCTTCAAGATTACAGGTTCGAGCCTGTCCGACTTTGCAGTTGTACCAGTCACACGAAAGATTGGTTGTGTAGACGGCTTCAGCATCCAAGAGATATCGGGTGATATTGTCTTTCTTGCACCTGACGGTTTGCGTACGGTTGCCGGTACAGAGAAGATTGGCGACGTTGAACTTGGCACTGTGTCGAAGCAGATACAGCCCCGTCTTGACAACGTGTCTACGGAAAGAATGTCCTCTCTGGTTATACGAGGAAAGACGCAGTATCGTTTGTTTTTTCCCACAGACACACAGGCAGCATCGGCGGCTCTTGGTATCATAGGAGTTATCAAGTCGGGCGTTGAGGGTGGCATAGGCTGGGAGTATGCAGACATCAAAGGCGTTAAACCTGCTTGCGCTGCTTCTGGATTTATCAGCGGAGTCGAGACAATCCTGCACGGTGGATACGACGGTTACATTCATAAACAAGAATCGGGTAACACTTTTGACGGCACAAACATAAGCGCCATTTACCGCTCCCCCGACTACACGATGGGTGATGCTGGTATTCGCAAACTGATGCAGCGCATCATCTGGAACTATGACAATGACGGCGCAGTCAATTCCAAATTTCGTATTCGTTACGACTTTAGTTCAGCGGATGTGCCCCAGCCAGCAGAATACGATCTAACCACTGGATCAGCAATCGCACTCTACGGTTTGGCCGCATCAACATACGGCACTGCAGTGTACGGATCATCGGGCACACCGCTCGTACGACAGAGTGTTGAGGGTGGCGGATTTACAGTAGCTGTACGCTTGGACGACACACAAGGCGCAGCCCCCATATCAGTCAAGGGCTACCAATTAGAATTTACTCCGGGAGGGAGGAGATAACACATGGCAGGTTACACTAGACAGTCGTCTTACTCTGACGGCGATACTATCACCGCCGCACACAGTAACAACGAATTCGATCAGGTTCTTGCTGCGTTCAACAACTCGACCGGCCACAAGCACGACGGCACGGCAGCAGAGGGTCCGGTCATCGGGCTTATCGGTGATCCGGGCGAAACTACACCGAAGAACAAGGTTGTTGTTGACAACCCCAACAATCAGATCGAAGTTAGTATTGACGTATCGGGTACGTCCACAGAACAGTTTGTCGTCAAGGACGGCGTAATTGAGCCAACAACCGACAACGACATCGATCTCGGTTCGTCGAGCAAGCAGTTCAAAGACCTGCACATAAACGGCACTGCCAACATCGACAGCTTGGCTGCGGACACAGCCAACATCGATGGCGGTTCTATCGACGGTGCAACGCTCGGCACGAACAGCGCAATCACACAGGCTGTCATCGACAACGTCAACATCAACGGCACAACTATCGGGCACACTGACGACACAGACCTGATGACCCTCGCATCGGGCGTCCTGACTGTCGCTGGCGAAGTGTCGATGACAACCCTCGACATCGGTGGCACGGATGTAACTGCCACTGCCGCAGAACTCAACTTGATGGACGGCGGTACGTCTGCGGGTACGACAGCCGTAGCAGGTAGCGACGGTATCGTAACCAACGACGCTGGCACGATGCGCCAGACCACGGTCGACACCTTCGACACGTATCTCGCCGCAACCACAAAGACCCTGACAAACAAAACACTCGATGCTGACAACAACACAGTGTCGAACCTCGAAGTAGACAACCTCAAGTCGGGAGTCCTTGACACGGACCTGTCGAGTGTTGCTGGCACGGACACCACCCTTGCATCGGCTAAAGCCATCAAGGCGTACGTAGACGCGCAACTGACTGCGTCCGATCTCGACTTTCAGGGTGACAGCGGCGGCGCACTTAGCATCGACCTCGACAGCGAAACTCTCGACATTGCTGGCGGCACCGGCATCGATACATCCGGCTCTAGTAACACCCTGACTGTTGCAATCGACAGCACTGTAGCTACGCTGTCCGGCTCTCAAACACTCACCAACAAAACTATCGATGCCAGTCAGTTGTCCGGCACCGTTGCAAACGCACGTCTAGACGCAGACTTACAGGCACTTGCTGGCCTGACATCTGCTGCTGACAAGGGCATCCAGTTTACCGGCTCTGGTAGTGCAGCGACATACGATCTGACAGCGGCAGGTAAGGCACTGCTCGACGACGCCGACGCGGCAGCACAGCGTACGACTCTTGGGCTTGGCACTGCAGCGGTTGCTGCGACAGGCATCAGCAACGGCAACGTAGCAGTGTTCACGAGTGGTGCTGCCGACAACGATTTCCTTCGTATTGATGGCACGTCGATTGAGGGACGTTCTGCATCAGAGGTGTTATCTGATATCGGCGGACAGGCATCTCTGACATTTGGCATCTCTAACACCAACGCGGTCAAGATCGACAGTTCGTCTGTGGCGGACGACGAGTTTGCTCGTTTCACAGCCAACGGCCTAGAGAGCCGCTCCGCATCGGAGGTTCGCTCTGACATCGGACTCGGCACTGCGGCAGTCACCGACACAGGTATCAGCAATGGCAACGTGGCTGTGTTTACCAGCGGTGTTGCTGACGACGACTTCTTGCGTGTCAACGGCACGTCTATCGAGGGTAGGTCCGCATCGGAGGTTGCAACTGACATCGGTGCGGCTACTGCCGGTTTTGCAGTCGCGATGGCGATTGCGCTTTGACTTGACTAGATAATATTATTGCTGTATAATACAGTGATGAAGGAGAGGTAATGGCACAGGATTTTGAAAGAAACATTGCACGTAACGTCGGAACAAGCGAGGTCGTTCTACGCACCGCAAACTCCGATGACGCAATCGTTGGTATCAATATCGCTAATGTTACAACTAGCCAAATCTTAATGGATGTGTACATCACTGGTGCAGGTGCCACTGATGACTACTACATCATCAAAGATGCCCCGATTCCAGTAGGTTCAGCCCTGCAGGTCTTGGATGGTGGTGCAAAGATTGTAATGCAATCCGGCGATATACTTAACGTACAGAGTGATACCGCAAGCAGTGCAGATGTTTGGGTCTCTGTTCCGGGCGAATATCAAGCCACGAAAGCTGTCCAGCGTTTCAACGGTGACGGCAGTGACACTACGTTTACCCTGACCACCACAGTCTCTTCTGTGCAAGACGTGCTGGTATCGGTGGACGGCGTGGTGCAGGATACCTCTGCCTACACAATCCCTGACGGCACGACACTCACCTTCACTGCTGCCCCGTCGAGTGGCACAGGCAATATCTTTGTAAATTACCTTGCACCGCAAGCGGGTACGATTGTGCCACCCGCAGAGAATAAGGGCAACTTCAAGGGCGGGGGTATCTTCCGCACCAACGCACAGTCGCTGACGGCGAACACAACCATCCTTGCAACCGAAAACGCAAACGTGACTGGGCCGTTCACTGTAGCCAGTGGCGTGACCCTGACCGTTGAAAGCGGCGGGACATTGGTGACGCTATGAGTACGCTGAAAGCAGATACCATTCAAAGCACCAGCGGCGGTGCGGCTACGCTGACGAAGCAAGAGGCTACCAAAGCCCGTATACGCTTCAATGCAGGAACAAGTATAAATGACAGCTTTAACGTAGCATCACTGACGGATGATGGGACAGGGGATTATCACTACAATTTCACAAACGCTATGGGCAATGCAAATTATACTCATGTTGGTATGGGCGGTAATGTTGGCATTACAGATGACACAGTGACAACTGTTCTTGCAAACATTGGTGCTTTTAATG